ATCAGCAGGAAGAAATACAAGTTCTTCATTCAGACCAAATGTTTTATTTGTCTTTGATGTACCACTATCAATATACTTGACTAGAAATGTGTTGTAGTTTGGAGCAGTTGATTCAGCACCAGAAGCAGTAGAGATAATCTTAGCACGGACACCTGTGGTCGCACCCTGGATAGTTGCACCATCGAAGTCTGTGACGGTAATGGTATTACCACCAGCATCGTTATCTCTTAGTTTGATAAATGCGACATTAGCATCATACTGAAAAGCACAACCGTCGATGATTGTACCCTCTTCATAGATGTTATTCCCAAAACGCTCGACTTGGTTTTGAAGAATAGTTTGAAGTTGATTTAATTCCCGTGTTTGAACTGCAAGTGAAGGCTTGAAAAGAACTTTGTGATAATTCTTTAACTTTGCACTCGTTTCGAAATCATCAAAGTAGGGAGATAAATTGAAATTAGTCTCTAATGCCATTCTTTTAAACCTTAAAATCTAACGATAAGTTTGATATCTTCTGTCTGATCTGCTGCCCGACTTACTGGTAATCTATTCTCAACATAGAGAACGTCGCCAACAAAGTCTTGTAGATCTCTATTATTTATAGACGATACGACAGCAGTTTGTGTGGAGGTATTGCCTGTAATCGTTTCACTCGTGGTAAATGTGCCATCTAATCCCGTGACACTGATGACACCTGCTGTACCAGAAGCATTCGTATTTGCGAATGAAACGAAACGAGCAGCAGCACCGCTTGAAGAACCAGCAATCATCTCATCAGCAGAGAATGTACCAGACTTACCTGTTACGGTGAGTTTGGTTGTCATGTCGTAAACTGTTGAGTTTGCCTGTGCGCCTGAGTAGAGAACAGGATCACTAACCAAGCCAACAATACGGAAATCGTTGTTGGTGATAAAGGTGCCTGACTCAGTACCAGTCATACGAACATTTAACAGAACGTCTGTTGCACCAAGTTCGCTTACTGGATTGGAACCATGACCACCATATGGTGCGACACTACCAGCAGCAGTTCCACCAGTACCATGTGAACTGTTAGCAGAGATTGCAACGGAATATTTACTGTAGTTAGAACCAGTGTTAATCATAACAACTTCGTTGATGGTATTACCTACAGTAGCAGAAGCGAGAGCGGGGAGTGCGACGTTAGCATATGCCAGTGCGTCTGAACCATCACCAGTGATTGTTACTTTAGGACCAACGATGTATGATGAGCCTGTTGTTGGGATGGGTGAGAAGGCAGCATTTACAGTTGCCTTATTGATATTGCCCTGGTAGTCAACGATTTCTCTCAACTGACCAGAACCTGTACCACCACTAATATAGATTGTAGAACCCACATATGAATCGTCTGTTGTACTTGCACTGGTGAGTTTTACGATAGTTGAACTGTCAACATTTGAGAAGTTACCAGCAGCATAGAGATAACCCGAACCAGCGGCTGTTACATCGACATAATCAATAGCACCATTAGATGCTGCTGCCTGAACGTCAAACTGTAGACTACCGTCATCTGAGGTTAGTTCTTTTACAGGAATAAAGTTAGTCGTTGTGAACTTCAATACATCAGCAGGAGAGATATTATACATAAACTTCCAACGATACCCATCAGAAGTCGTTACGATTGAAGTGCCAGTTGACGTAGGTTTAACTGTTGACAATGCCCCATTATTATTGTCAATACATTTGTAAACATTAAAATCGTCAGTGACCACAAAGAACGCACTTGTGTAGAGAGATGTATTTGAATCTGAATATGGCACATAAACTTCACCAGAAGTCCAGTTGTTTCGTGCGACGACAAATGTAGCATCACTTGAAGTAACACGCTTGGCTGCGATCATATTGCGCCAGATATTATAGTCAGAACCTAAAATGGTATCTGTTGGTGTGGGTGGAGAAGCATCGTCCGTCCAACCATGTGCTTTTGCTAAAAACATATAATAGCGAGTATTAATGTTTGCTGCTTCAGTGAATGACTCAAAGAATTGAGTGGCATTATTCAATCTGAACTTATGTGTGATAATTCCTGGCATTTGTCATCTCTTTTAATGGGTGTTAGTATTATTTATAATGATTTGTTTAGAGTTCATATCTAATAATGACGATACCATCACCACCATCACCAGCCGTTTGATTGTCATACGACCCACCACCGCCTGCACCACTTCCATTAACCGCAGCGCCGCCTTGTCTATTAACAGGCGATGAAGGTCCAGGGTCATATCCACCAACACCAGCACCACCCACGGCGGCGATATCCGCCGGATGCGGACCGTGAACGAAACCTATATAGAATGAAACGCCGTATGAATCAAGTGGACTAAAACCATGAGAACCCTGACCGCCGCCACCAAATTTGCCAGTAGTTGAGATTGCTGTTTGAAGGGCAGATGGGATCGCTGGTGCAAGAATTGTTGAACTAAACTGTGGAAATGATGATGAACGATGACCATAATTAGAACTTCTTTGGTAAGAAGTATCATCACTATAACCATATAAACTTCCGCCGCCGCCGCCATAATACCTGCCTTGTGGCATAACAGCACCAGCATTTGACCCGACATTACCTTGCGGTGGGGTTGTTGGTGGAGTATTTCCTAGTCCACCAGTGCCTGAATGGTCATGATGTTCACTTGCACCACCACCACCAGAACCACCCGACCTTCCATCAAGTTTATCATGGGGAGGGGAACTATTAATACCATTACCACCACCACCACCACCAGTAGAAGTGATTGTAGCAAATGTTGAATCGTTGCCATCTGCACCTGCTGGAGCGGCGGAACCAGCGTTGCCGGGTTCACTACCACCAGTGCCGACAGTAATTGGATATGCTCCAGGTGTTAAAGAATCTAAGGTGCCATTTCTTATACCTCCGGCACCCCCACCACCACCATGACGGTTTCCAGGACTCCCTCGACCACCTGCGCCACCACCAGCGATAACTAGATATTCAACTTCTCCTGAATTAGTGAGGGTTAAAGTTCCAGGCGAAGTAAAAACATGATATTTATGAGTTGATGTAATAATTTCTGAACCACCAGATGCCTCGACACCAGCACCACCGACACCAGCAACACCACCATATCTCCCTATTAGTGTGTTAAACATATCAAATCCTTACGCTAGATTGCCGATAATATCCCACTCATCAGTAGCAACCTTTTTACATACAGCAGATTGCCACTGATATCGAACTCGCAGTTTACCACCATCACTATTAACGACGACACCAGCAGCATTAGCAAACTGGAATGCTGAGTTAGAACCAGTCCGAACAAACAGATATTCAGAACCGATTGGAATAGCAGTTGTGGAATTAGCTGGAATAGTAATCCCAACCGTAGTTGAACCTGACTCAGAAGTATTAGCATAATTTAGACGATGATAGAAACCAGCATCAGCAATAGCAAGTGTATATGCATTTGCTGTAGTAGTCTTAACTGGTGCACCAAGACGCATTTGGTTTGTAGAAGTGAAATCGTTATTAGAAGCAGTTCCGACAAGCGTACCAGTATTTACAGGAAGCGTCAAAGTCACATCACCAGCATAGTCAGAATGTGCTGCTGACTGAACTCTCGTTCTATGTGCATTACTCACTTCACAGTAAAAGTCAATATATGATGGGCTACCAGTTGCACTATAAACCTCAATAGCACCATTTGAAATATGTACACCAGATGTTGCGCTAACGCTATCAATAGCAACATTTGCGGTAACTGAATGAGCAACTTCACTTGTTTTATTCAGAAATGTAGTAGAGTTAGCAACCTGTAGATAAACAGCAGCATTGGCAACCTGAAGACGATCAGCGATTGCTAGATTTGTATTAGCTAAATGAGCAAGTGTATTAGCAGTGTGTGCTGCCTCTCTAGTCTCAACTGCAGCAATATATGTATTAGTATTCGCCAACGTGCTTTGAAATGTTGTATTGGTTACAATATCATTCAAAGAAGATCCGTCGCCAAGTGCGGTATAGATTTCATTGAAATTGTCATTGATTTTATCACCACCTGTACGAACGGAATCACCTGTCCCGTCGTTAGCAACTGTACCAATATTAATCGTTTGTTTTGCCATTGTGTGCCTCTAAGTTTTATCTATTTATTACGCTTGGTCAAATCTAAATGCGGTTGAATCAAACTTTTGTATAGTAACGTCAAATGTTGGAATCTCTGGTGTCGTGCCAGGGCGAACTAAACTAAATGTACCATTTGATAATGGCGGTCCACTATAGTCTGGGAAGATAGACATGACCAGATTACTGCCCAAACTGCTGACGGCATGTTGAGCGTTTGCATTACTACCGTATGTATCAAAGATGATAACATCGTCTGTTAGTAGCAATCCTCTGTTAAGTGCCAAAATACCACCGGCAGTAGAGTTTGCAAATAGTTCATGGAATCCTGTATTGACTGCCGCTGGGCTTGTGACTAGGGAACTAGCACTAGCGACAGACACAACTTTCATTACCTGTGATCTATAACCAGTCGTATTTGCCAGAATAATTCTGTCATTTGCTTGTAGAGTATTAAAGTTAGTGCCACCAAAACCAAGTAAGTTGTTTGCGTTCAATGAGTTTTGTTTTACGAAACCAGGGAATACAAATCCATCTGAAGTGAATGTGGTATTGTTACCAAATACTAGTCGGTCAGTTCCAATGTCTTTCAGTTTGATTCCAGAGTAAGCAGCAATCGTTTCTGGTACATCATGCTTGACACCTTCTGCTATCAGTTTAGAGATTGTATTGGTAGCATTCGCACCAGGGATAAACAAACGACCTGCACCTCTAAGGTCTGGTCCTACAATAACGCTTTGGACATTACCAATCTGTTGATCTGTCTGTAGGTCAAACTCAATATCTACCTCAAATGCTGTATCGGTAGTGCTTGACCGAACGCTGAATGGTGAAATGATTGTTGTCTCGCCGAATAACTTTGTACCACCTGGGTGCAGCAGATTAAGTACCGTTTCTCTGTAACGCTCAACAAACTGTGGTGAGCGGAGAACATAACTGTAATCTTGATAGTAAAGGCTATCCTGTAATCGTTGGTCAGAACTTAACTGACCACGAGTACCGATGTAACGACCCTCTTTTTCTTGTAGTGCCGCACCAGAGTCAACTGTGATTGTTGCTGATGTTGACGTTACATTCGATGTTATTGTTTCGTTATTAGCAAATGTACCAACGATACTTGATAGGTACAACTCGGTAATGATGACACCAGACTCAGTGACCCGATCAACATTCTCTACACGGGCATACGCACCACTGTCATCACCAGTTACGATTTGACCTTCAAGACTTGCTGCTGCACTACCACTGATATCGTTTACACGAAGATACTTTTCTTCAGTCCAGCGACCATCTGATGTCCGTAGCATGAAGTCACCAGGATATGTGAAATCCACATCCTCATTATACAAAGCACGAAACAGAAACTTGTATGATTTTTCCGTGCCTTTATTCCGATACATCTCCCGAATGTGTTTGGCGAGCAACCGTTTGTCGATTAGCGCACTATCGGGAATATTCTTGTAAATCTCTTCACGAAAGTATTGCAGAAAACTATCAGTCGTTGTATCAATATCTTGATAGGATAACAGGTTCTTAGTGCCATCAATCGCACCACCATTCTGTTCCATGAACTCATAGTAAGCTTCGATGAACCGCTGTAGTTTTGGACCCTCTTCAAGAACGAAGTCGGGTAACTGCTCCGCTACAAGGACTGATGTTTTCTTATCTGTAGCCATTAGTAAGAGATACCGCTAATTGAGGTTGATGTTGTCGTCCCAGTAGTACCGCCAGAATTTCTTGTTGTAAGTGTAGTAACAGATGACACACCATAGTTAGCAATCGCATTATCAGTTAGCACTGTGGTCGTTGTACCGTTTGTAGCAACAGCACCAACAGCAGAAGTTGTCGCATTAGTGTCGTTGTCAATCGTCGTAACATCAGCACCTGATACAAGTAGAATCTGATTTCTCAAACCAAAGATATTTCTTTCTTGTGGTTTCATATAGATTGAAATCGCACTACCAACCTGACCTGTGATAAGCGTATTGAAGATGGTGATTAGACCACTTCCATAATCAACTGTGCCAAAGTTAGTGTTTCGTGTGACTTTATTACCAGTGACTAGAATATATGTGCGAAGCGTACCATTACCATCATCCTCAAGATATACTGTCTCGCCACCGACTGTAAAGCCAGATGATGAGATAGCACCAAGATGACCTGCATGTGGATGATGAACAGCATTTCCAAACTCGACCTGATATGTGTTGATAGCATTGGTCGTGGGAACAAAACGCTTCTCAATAGTGAATGGAATGTCTGCCGACACGAAACTGTTATCTGCTGCTCGAATAGTTTCGGTAAGATTGGACACATAGAACTTGTTATCAAAGGTGCCCAGATTAGTACCTTCAAAGAGAATCAACGAGTTTTGAATTTTAGTATTCAACTCTGAAGCAGATAGAGATGTTGTCCGTGGGTTGTAACGAACTGTAATGCTTGGATTGATATACAAATAAGTAGCATCAACGAACTCTGTCTCGACCGAAACGATACTACGATCCTTCAGAGTTGACTGAAGCGTACTCTTGCGTGTAGCAGAGATGACTGAACCGCTCGTTGGCTTTACGCTGATATACACTTTACCATATACGGGTGGAGAGTTCTCTTCACCACCCCACACATTGATTGCTTGAATATCACCGTTCTCAGAAAGAATAATGTTTTTATAATCATTTGAAGTGACAAGTCTGTCCTGTGCTTGGAACTTAAACGGTGCGTTATATTTGATGGAATCAATAGACTCTTGAAAAGCACCACCCTGTGCTGCACTTGTAGTTGTAACTGTGAAGTCACCAGAGAAGTTGTTAGCACCATTTACTGATGAACCATTTACAACACGATAGTCAGCAATAATGATGTTGCCGTCTTTTGGTTTCTTACCAAAGACATTATCACCGAAATACACTTCATACTTATTATCTTCATTCTCTTGGACAAAATAGATCTCAGAGATTGAGTTGGCTGCTGAAATATCTGTGTTTAGATTATAAGTGGTGATGCTTGTATTCGAAGATGAGTCCTGAATACGGACAACAAGACTGGTTGTATCCACGTTTTCGTTAGGTAGAATATACCGAACTGGTGATGTCGTACTAGCAGTAAACCTCTGCTGTAATGGTTCACCCTCAATGATATTCAAAGAACCACTAAATTCGCCACCAGAACCTGGGGTCAAGGATGTTGCTTCGGTAGTGACAAAGGTGTATGATGTGCCGTCAATCGTTGTGGTAAATTTTGTATTAGCAGCGACCGTGTAGAATGATGGGCTGCCACCAGGAGTAACAGAAACACTCACGGTAGCAGACGCACCACGAGCAGAACGTGGAATGTAATTTAATTGTTTCGCACGAGACACGACACTGTTTCTCAACTGTGCAGAATCAAGGAACATCTCATTACCGACCATATTCAAATAGAAGGCATTGTGGTATGTGTTGTATGAAAGCAAGTCCAGCAACACGGACATGGTTGAACTCTCGAAGTCGTAGTCCGAAAACTCATTCTGGTCAGATAGAAACGATTTTAGGTTCGTCTTAATCTGATCGAAGTTGATATCTGAAACTCGGATTGCGTTATTAGCTGCCATTATCGGACTCTTTCGATAGTAAAGTTTGTCTCTGAAATTCTATTATTTGCGAGAATGGTAAAAATGATGGTGACTTCCATTGAGTTACCATCTGGATTAGCCTCAACT